TAGACGATCTTCTCGACTATGTCTTTCGTAAGTACGCCGGTGTCGACGTCACTACTTACTATCCTGCTGTGAAGCAAGGTAGTAACCGCCAGTCCCATGTGGTCTTCGTGCCTAAAAGCATGAAGACTTACAGGGTGATCTCGAAAGAGCCTTGTACCTTAATGTATTTGCAACAGGGTGTTGCAAAATGCATAAAGGAGTACGTCCAATCGCATGACGATCTTCGGAGTCATATAGACTTCGAGGACCAATCACACAATGGACGTATGGCTCTCAAGGGATCAGCGGATCAGAGGTTTGCGACGATAGATCTATCGTCTGCCTCTGATACTGTGACTCTCGAGCTCGTAAAAGCCGTTTTCCGCGGCACGCCCCTGTATCCTTTCCTAGTAGCACTGCGGTCTAAGACCACAGTTCTACCTTCAGGAAAAGTGCAAGGGATGGCGAAATATGCTCCTATGGGGAGTGCTTTGTGCTTCCCCATAATGACGCTTATTCTCGCCTGTGCCGTGGAATTCGTCGTTCGGTATACACAAGACGTTGATGGTATATCTTACCATCGATATCGAGTGTATGGAGACGACATCGTCGTCCATGAGGAAGTGTTTCGCGACCTCATGGTTGTCTTGGAGCTGATTGGTTTTATTCCCAATCAGCACAAGTCCTTCTGTTTCCCGTCTCTCTTTCGTGAGAGCTGTGGAGTAGAAGCATACGACGGTGTCGACGTAACTCCGATGAAGATTTCTCGAAAGTTTTCTTTCGAGAGTCGGATTACGTCAAAGTCCGCGAGTGTCTACGAAAATCGTATTGATATGGCTAACACTGCATATCTCTTCGATTTTCCTCTGCTGCGTTCGTGGATCGTGAGGTCTCTCCTTGCGAACCATGTCGCACCCCCTCTATTCTCCGAGGAGGTCAACAGCGGGATCTATTCGCCATGGCCCGATAATTATCGGGCGGATAGCCGGTTTAATACCGACTACCAGCGAAGAGAGATTCACGTAGCAGGCGTCAGGATGAGGAGAAAGAAACTCCTCTTTCCTGATGAAACATGGGCG